AGGAGTAGCATTAGTAACGCTAAATTTACCTAAATCAATATTATCCACTATTTCATATTCAATTCCTTTTGGAGTTAAACAAAAATCTAGTAATTCATCTAATTTAACTTTTAACGGTATTGTTTTTGGATGAACTTTTAATTTACTAATAACATTATCTAAAGCCTTTTTACTAGGATAATTAACCGTCCATTGTTTTAATTGATACATCCCATCTTCACACTCTAAAACCGTTGGAACGTTTGAGCCTACTGTTTTAATATAACCACTAAACACCTTAGTAATGTTTGGCACATATCCTAAACTAACTTCTATTTTATCTCCACGTTTAAATATTGGATTATCTCCAGTAAATAAATCTAATCCTTCAAAAACTAATTTTCTAGGAATAACTATTTTACAAGTATCTGTTAAATTTTCATAGCTACTATCAATCTCAATAGAATGCACAAAATCAAAGGTAATTTTTTTACCTAAATCATTTGTTATTGATATTTCACATTGAGCTTGTAACATTAAAACATACTTCTTTGCGTTAATACATCTCCTTTTGAATTTGAAGAACTTAATTCAATAACACTATCAGATAGCATATTAATTTCAACGTCTATAATATTCCTAGCTCCTTCACGCTGTCCAACTGTATAAGATTCTACTGCAACGCTACTAATTAACCATTCATTTAAAAAGTTACATGATACTGGTAAAGATACTGGAGCTTTTAAATAAGCTACCAAACTATTTAAAGTTGTAATGTCTGGACGTTGGTTTGCTGTATCTCCAACAATAACACCTTTTAAATTAATTACAAAATCCCCTTCACTCATAAACTCCTTTACAGTTCCGTTTTGACCCGCAATAGCAGTTTTAACTATGTTTTTAGTTTGGTTAACAGTTATTAAAGCAGTTTCAAAAACAAATGGGGCATCCAATATAACACTACCACCACCAAACTCTTTACTTGCTGTATAAGTTACTTTGTTACCAACTGAGCAGTTAAAACTAAACATATCAAAAGTAGGAATACCAAATTTACTAGATTTAGTTAAATCACTATCAAATTGTTCGTTTTCTATTTCAGTTTCATTTACTTTAAAAAACTTAGGTTTAATTAAAGCCCCTCCAACTCCTTTTAATATAAGTTTGGATTGATTTACAATGTTTTCTGGTGTTATATAATTTAATCTTGGCATTATGTCATTGCTGTTAAATTAGCATCATTAACCGCTTCTAATAAAGCTTTTGATACCATTTCTTTTATCTTAGTTGCTCCTTCAGTCATGTTAGTAGTTTGTACGTTTAAACTCTCTACTAATTTAGTAATATTTATTGTTAAACTTTGAGGTCTTTGTCCCGTTACTTCTGTTCCTGTTCCTAATGATTTAGATGCTGATGTTTCGCCACCTAATGATTTACCTTCTGCTCCTAAAGTTGGATTTTCTTTCATGGTAGAAATATCTTTATTTCCTTTCATGATATCCATTGCACCTTTTAACTGAGATAATTTGTTAGTATAATCATCTTCACTTAAAAAACCAGAAGCTCTTAATTTAGATATTTTTACAATTTCTTGATTTAATTTTAATTCCTTTTGTGTATTGCTTAATTTAGATGCCATTGTGGACTGAATATAGGCATCATATTCAGTATTTTTAGAAACCTTACCGCCTAATCCACTGCCTAATCCAAAATTATTTCTAATTTTATCTAAAAATGAATCTCCTTTGCCACCATATTTAGCAAACGCTTCTTCCATTCTATTTTGTTGTTCAAAATAACTTCCAAAAGCATTTAACATTTCACTAAAAAAAGATACAGTCCCTGCTATAATTCCTTTTTGAGATTTCCCAACTTGTACCTTTAATTGTTCCCAACTATCAACCATTTTATTAATACCGTTGGTAGTAGTATTTAATCTTTTTGCTAATGTTTCATAAATTGGAATACCACGACCAGCAAACTGTCTTAAATCCATTAATGTTACACGTCCAGAAGTTTTTAATGTACCGTATAAATAGGCTATATCTCCCAATGGCGCACCAATACCACTACTTACATCTCCTAATGTACGCATAGTATCTACTACATCTCCTGCCTTAAATCCATAAGCCATTAATTGTTTAGTGGCATCCTGAACTTCTGTTAATTGAAATGGGGTTGTTTTAGCTAGGTTTATTAATTGTCCTTCTAATGCTTTTGCAGCATTTTCATTACCTTTTAATAATGTTTTTAAACTAGCATGGAAGTACTCATAATTTTTTAAACTATCAATAACAGCCTTACCAAATGATACAACTGCACCAACTGAAAAAGCACCTGCAACCATACCACCTAAACTACTCATAGAGTTTTTTAAACCACTCATTTTGCTATCTAATCCTTTTACTTGATTAGCTGCACCTTGCATAGTTTTACTAAATAAATCTTTTAGTCTAAGTGTATATTCTAGGTTGTTATTAGGCATCTTCTTTTTCTATTCTTGTTCCGTTATATTTCAAACAATAATCCATTTCCGCTACTCTTTTAGCCCATTGGCTATCTGATAAACTTTCTGGATTCTCTCTATAAAAAAAGCGGATAAGTGCGTTATTTCTTGCTATCTCATCCGCTTCTATTTGTTTCTTATAAAACTCTAATTTTTTTTTAAAGTTGCTTGTTGTACTTTTAATAATTCCACTACTCCTAATCCTGCACTTTCAATAGCATCATCATTTTCAGTAACTAATTTTAGTTCATCTCCACCGATATACAAAGCGTTTAAACAAGCTACAACAGCTCTATCAAACTTATCTTGTGATACTAATTTACCTACTAAAGAACGTGTGCTTTTGTCTGGTTTTTTAAGAAAAATAGTTGCTGTTTTATCATCGTCATCCGTATCTAAATAAACAACCATTTCTCTTACTTTGCCATGTGTTTGTTTTAGTTTTTCAAATTCTAATTTTAATTCTGTTTCTGTTTTCATAATGTAGTTTTTAAGGTACTACAAATATAACAAAAATAAATTATAAATATTGAATATGTGAAATAATTAATTCTAATTCTACTGGTATTGAAGTATCTCCGCTTGATGAAGCTCTTTTATTATTCATAAAACGAACGTTCTTTAAAACGTGTTTACGAGTAACTAATGCAGCATCTACATACATAACTACTATGTCAAATTCAGGAATATCTTGAATGCGACCTTGTGGGGCTACCGTTTGGATATTCTCTAATTCTTCCATTAAAATAGTCATTTTTGCAGTAGGTTCAATTTTACCATATCCACGAGACACTGGAAAACGTCCAGCCCCGTAAATATTCTCCATACCTTGCTTTTCTTCGTATTCAATATTAGTGATACCTATAATTGGTAAACCTAAAACGTTTACAATTATATCTGCCCACTCGTATGATTTGCCGTTAATTAACGGTACTATTGGATATGCCATGTCTTAATATATTTTAAATTGTTAATGCAAAACCAATATTTACAGTAATTGTATCTGCTACACCTACTGGTACTAATTTTACAGCTATTGTTAATTCATTATCAGTTAATACATCTTGTGATGGATCAATAGTTACGCTAAAAGCAGATAATTCAAAATCTCTTTGCATTACTTCTAAACTTCTATCACAAAGTGAGTTAAAAAATCCTATTGTATCTTCAGATAAAGTACCATCTGCATTAACTACTAATGGACTAGCTAAACTAGGTAATAAAGCAGCTCTTAATCCTCTGATAGCCTTATCAATTACTCTATTGTTATACACATAAGTATAATCAGAAGTTAAAGCAATAGATGTATTTGGTTTTGTAAAATAAGAACCTGTTAATCCTACATATTTTTTAACGTAGTTATAACCAAAGTTTTCTAAGTTTACAATACTTCCATCTGATAAAGATGTATATAAAGTTCCATTAGCAAATGCTAAAACATCGTATTCAGCAGCAGCTACATTAAATTTAGCTACCCATGCAATGCTTTCGTTTACTTTTGCTAAGGCGATAGCACCCAATTGAGTACCCATACTACCAATACTTTTACCAGTTGCTTTAAATAATTTAAAACCTAAATTATCTCCATCTTGACCGATTGCAACACTTACATTTTTATTACTTAATAGTTTTAAGTTTGCTAAAGTTGTTAAATCAGCTGTTCCACTAATTTCAGCTTGATAAACAACAGATGAAATAGTTTTATGATTAGTTTCTAAAGCATCTAAAACCGCTTGTAAAGTTGTAGTTTGGCTTGTAGCAAATGGAGTAGTTTTTTGATAAATACCTAATTGCTTAATTTCACCTTGTGCAAAGTTTTGCATAGTTGTTACACTTGCAAAAGTTGTAGCATCGGCAGTAGCATAAACACCTACATATAATTTACCTTTTGGTTGTATTCTAAAGAACTCAGAAATATGATAGTGCATAATATCTAATTCAGAAGCTACACCTGCAACTACATTTTGTGTTAATGTTCCAGCATAAGCACCTGTAAGAGTTCTTACATAAGGAGTTCCACTATTTAAAAATATACCTTGATTTTTTGGAGCTGTAATAGTTACTGTTGCTGTATTAGCAACGGCACTAAATCCATGTGTTTGAGTTCCTAAGTTAATCTCTGCTGCAATTCTAGTAGCACTTGTTGAAGTTGAAACCGCATCTGCTGTAACAGCAGTAAAATTACATAAAGTAACTGTTCCTGTTGCTGATTTAGATGGAGTTGGATTTGTACTATCAATAATGGCACAAGTTAATTTATAAGTATCGCCTACTGTAAATTTAGTTGTACATAAATCGGTTGCTGTACTAGCAGTTGCATCAGATGAATCATCTAATATTCCTAGATTTTCAGCATCTTCAACAGAATAAATTACTTTAATTCTATCGGATGCTCCAAATCCACTTGGCAAAGTAGCTGAGTAGAATAAAGCACCAGATATATAATCTGTTCCTGCTAATGGTCTACCTAAACCGCCTTTACCCTTGTTAAATATAACGTCGTTTGCCATTTATAATATTTTAAATTGTTATTTTTTCTTTTTTGGTTCTTCAACTTTTGAAGATTCATTTTTAACAACAAATAATTCTAAGTTGTTGTTTTTTGCGTATTCTTCTAAGTTTGAAATTTCGTTTTCATTCTCTAAGAAAAACACCGCT